CCTGCCACAGCAATCCCTAACAAGGCCACAAGACTCAATGGGTCCATATTAAAACTAGAGTAGATTTTAAAAATCACTTGTATCTACGCTCAAAAAGAACGTTCTGGACATCCGCCCGGCTGCTCGTGGGATCCCACGACCGGGTTCGGAGCGGCACCGAGCACGACATGTCCTTGGAAGGGAAATCATATCCACGACCCTGATAGCCCTTCTTGAAGAACGTCGTGGACTGAGGGCGAAGCATATCCTCGACCATAATCAGATTTCCTGGAGCACCCTTGCCTGCCATGTAGGGAGACGTCCCATAAATGGGCGTCGAGGCACGACCCGAACCGGCGTAGTTGAGGTTACTGACCACTGGCGGCGCGACCACATGATCGTAGGCGCAATTCACCGGCAGACTCTCTGCATCCAAAAGAACCGACGATGTATTAAGCTGATAAGCCATATTACTATCACCCAATATTTTAAGTGGAAGCCTTAACACCACTTCCGAAGGTGCCCCTAATCTGCTGAAGTTCGGGCATCCTGGACTGACCGAACATGGAAGCGTCGTTGGGGTAACATGCACCTCCCTCCGAGCGACACACCTTGTCTACCACCGGCCCGTAGGCAGCGCGAGCAAATGCACCTTGGTCGTTGGGAATGGTCGTGGATGGCATGCTGTAGAAGGAACGGAACGCTTGGTTTCGGCTTGAATAGACATCAGCCTGATCGGTGGGAGTACCCTCATTCAGGAACTTCTTTACCTTGTCCTTGACGGTCGGATAGTAGCACGCCGCCGGTCGCTTCGGGTTGTCGATGTAATCCGAGAGAAGCACGTTTGCCATCGGATTATCTTTGGTAGGCTGTTCGCATGTCTTTCCTGGGGTGATCGCGTTGAACCTGACCCCTTCCTCCTCAAACGAAGCGGGTCTCATAGCTTCCTTGATGCCACCGGCCAGTAACATCGACGCCATCACCATAATAACCGTGAGACCCAGGTAAATAACCCTAATGTCGCGATTAATCACGTAAAGGATCGCCATGGTGTAGAGAACGAATCGGGTGGCAGCGTTGAGCCTCTCCACGGGATTCTGCTTAGCCAAAGGCCAAAAGATCAGCACCTTGTTCTTGGCAAACAAGTGCGATGGATTTCTAAACCACGGTTGTTCCATTCTTATTTATTGACTAGTTATTTTTTTCAAGCATCTTGGTCAGGTTTCCCATCAGAGGCCCGAGAGCACTCATGATCTTGGTCTCGTCCAACCCCCCCTGACCGTCGCCAAACTGTTCTTCAACTTTGGCAGTCATCTCTTCCATAATCTCGGGCTTCATCAGGTTTCCGAGCAGACCCGCCAAAGGATTGTCTCCCCCGTCGGAACCCTGGGGTGCAAACATCTGGTTGATCTTCTCCGGAGAAAAGTCCATATTGGTCTGGCGGGACGCCTGAATCTCCTCATCACCGACATTGTTTCCGAGGACATAGAGTCCCTGGACGTACTGCCAGATGGCCGACCGGCTGTTGTCCGAAAGTTCGGACTTCCACATGGACTCGAGGTCAAGCGTCTTGAGAATTCCGTAACTTCGTGAAAGCTCCTCGAAGATGCGTTCATCCTGATTGCGAATGAGATCCTCATGGGGCTTCACATTCTTCATAAACGTTTCCAGGCAGACACCAGGATCCTTCTTGATCAACATGCTGACCGTATTCCTGTAGGTCTTCACAATGGTGTTCTCTGGGAACGTGTGAGCCAACTCATCCACAAACTGCAAAAGAAGTTCGTTGAATGTATCTACGCTGGCCATAGTATTATTTAATTAGACTAAAATCTTTAATTACATACCGCGACTAACTTCTGGGAAAGGAGTCTCGTAGATCTCCTCGCGCTGGGAGATACCGAGATAGACGATCATGCCCACCAAGATGGCATTCAGAATTGCTGGCTTGATCATATCGGCATTCCTGGGAGGTGCCTCTCGATTGAGACGAGCCACCAACTGGATATAGCCCATCGTGACGATCGCACCAACCAATGCCGCGACCAAAGGATTTTTAAGTGAATCGCTGATCATTATTAAATAAAGTAGATTTTAGTATGTTTAACGGTTCGCACTGGGATTTATAGAAAAGTCCTCTTCTTCGCCCATCGATGGCATCGGTGCCCTCTTCATGATTTTGTCGTTGAACGTAAAACTCTTGGTTTCTTCCTGTGGCATTTCCGGGGTGGGTGTCTCGAGAGACTCTGTGTGATCCATGGGTTCCTCGGTCTCCATGGGCTCCATCGAGTCATCTGGCATTTCAGGTTCGTCCTCCACTGGTAACTCGCCGCCTCCAGGAAACATGTCCGATTCGGGCTCCATCTCCGGCTCCGGTTCGGGCTCCATGGGTTCGCCATTCATTACGTCCACAGCATTCTTGTTCAGATAGGTTTTCAGAATCTGGTTGATCGGAAGCATCTCCTTGACTGTCTCCTCGACCACGCCATCCATTCGCTTGAGCAGATCCTTGCGCCTGTCATTCCTGCTGATGACCTCCTGATAGATATAGGGATCTTCATATATCCGCTTAGCTACATTTGTATAGACACCCAAGACGAATACGTCGTTGGTGGGAATCTTCAGCGACACCTTGCGAGAATCCTTGGAGAGCCTGACCGAAGAAATGATCTTGACCGTGGCCACGAAGCATGCCGCTGTCATCTCATCCAGACATCCTCCACAGCGATCCACACACTTTCCCACCTCGTTATCAATCTGATAGTTGTTCCACTGGGGAATCTTGGCGAGTTTCTCCTGAAACGCCTTGAGCGTATTGCGTCCCTGGGTCTCCACCTTGGATTCGGCATAGAGCGAGTCCATGCAGTCCAGTGCACTCGGGAGAATGGTGGACGAAAGTTGATTCAATAGTTCCTTCTTGGCTTCCACAAGAACATTAAGGTTATTGTCCATAGTTACTGATAAAACGTATTTAATTCAGCGATATTTGTCCGCGGCTTTTTTGAGGTTCGCCAGGGATGCGAACTCGTTCTCCGGTTCACTTGGCTTTGGTCTGGTCTTGGCTTTCTTTTTGGACGTCTTTGGATACCATGAAACGAATAATTGTCCGTTTTCATACAACTGGGTGAAGAAGCCACCGTTGATGAACTGGCGCTCGACGTACTGGGCTGCCTTGACCACGTCAAAAGATGGAAATCCTATAAGGAACGAAGGCACCTGCACCCAGGTCTCGTGCAGTCCCAAATCGGCGACTTGCCTCACCTTGGTGCTGGCGCGTTCGTATAGCTCCGTATAGAGTTTCTTTTTTAGCTCTCGCTTTCTGTGGTCGATCTGTTGTACCTCGTCCACTCTCAGAGGCATTGTCTACTAATTCTAAAGTTTTTCCTATCGCAAATAAGGCGTATCCGGATTTTCAAATTCATCTGGATTATTCGCTAGCCACTCGGTTGATGCTTCAATGGTATTGATGTATCTCTGATCTTCGCCGTCGCCCCACTTTTCCTTGACCGCCTTATCGACAAGCGCCATGGCGCTCTTATTGGGCACATTGGCGTTGGCAATGGTGTCGTAGGACATCCATTCTCCCACCCGAAGTTGATCCTGGAAAGCCTTGATCTTACTACCATCCTTCAAGGGCTGACTAGTGATGCCCTGAATCTTGATACCCTGTTCGTCTCCGATGGCGATCACATCCACCTCGGTTCCATAGAATCGCTCTGTCTCGAGGAGCATGAAGCGACACCGGTAGGTAGCAGGGACATTATCAGGAACCGTATTATAGTCCTGATCACGCTTAAGTGTATCGAGGTAACTAATCAGAGCGGCGCGGCTCAATTGTTCCTGCTCGGTACCATCTCCACCCCTGGTAAGTAAGGCACTCTTGTCACGAGCCTGAAGGAACTCTACATAGGACTGGTAAACATCAGGACGCTTCTGTTTGAGTTCTTTAATCTTATCAGGAGAGTCAAACACCTGGATAAAGATCGTCTCAATTGGGAACATCTTGAGACCCTTGGTGTCAAATATTTCTTTGGTGGTGGCATCCAAAATCTTCTTAATCATCAGAGCCTTTACTGCCACGTCCTCTACTGGGTTTCCGGTGATATCAAGATTTCCCTCTGTAATTACACCGGTAACAGCAGGACGAAAACCAGCAAATCCACGATCCCACCTGAGACCCTCACGGTTCATGACGAGGTAGCCAACAATAGCGACTACCAGCACGATGATAAATATAGTCTGCATACGCATCTTATATAATGGTGCGAAATTATATCCCCTGATAAATTCACCGACGCTTGTAAGAAAGCATGTTTGCGATCATGTTGTACAGTCCACGCTGCCAACACTGTCTTGAGATATTCAAACTATTGGATCAATGTCCTATCAAAGACCAAATCAAGTATCAAAATATTCATGAAGAACCCATCCCAGAAGATTATCACAAGGTGCTTACCCACGTTCCTGCATTGATCACCAAGGACGGAAGACCTTTGATGGGTTCGGAGGTCAAGCAGTGGGTTCTCTCTATGATGCCAACCGAAGTGGAATCCTTTGATCATTCGGCTTTTGCTTCGTTTGATGGAAATCCCAATAATGCACCAGGCCTTTTTGATCTGGAATCCTATGGTGCTCCATTGGCACCCATGATGACCCCCGAGTTGGAAGCCAAGATAAACAAGAAAGTCACCAACTAAAAAATGATCAGAAGACCGGACGAAGTTCACAAGTCACTGGGAAATGTGTACTCCTACAAACAAGGCTACTCATCATGGAAGGAGTTCATCGACGATCGCGGTGAAGAAGGATTCAAACAATTTCTCAAAGACCTTTATGATCGTGATTACTTAAAGAAAACGCGCACTACATCTAGTAAATGTTCTTGAAAACTATTCAAGCATCCGCATTTAAAAATATCTTTGAGGTCTTGAAAGACATCCTCAACGATGTTAATGTATCTTTTAGCAAAAAGGGTATCCACATGTTGACCCTTGACAATGCTCGCACAGCCATGGTGGAACTATTCTTAGATGCCACACAGTTTGAAGAATATTCATGTGAACATGAAATTATTGTTGGTATTAACACTACCAACGTGTTCAGAGTTTTGAAGTCAGTTACGACCAATGACGTACTGGTGATGAAAATTGAAGAAAACCACGTGCTCAATATATCCATCGAGAATAGTGGTAAGAAGAGTCGGAGTCATTTTAATCTTAGACTTTTGGATATCAATGATGAAATGTTCGACGCTCCCAACTTGCCAGTGGTCAGCATCACGACCTTCCAGACCGTAGACTTTCAGAGACTTTGCAGAGATATTTCCCATATTGGCTCTGAATTGACGATAGAGCGTTCCTATAAAAAGGTTGGGTTCAGGTGCGTTGGCGACTTTGCCGAGCAGTACACCGAATATGACATTGATTCGGATACCACCAAGTTCGAGTCTATGAAAGATACATTTTCTTTGAAGTATCTCAATTTGTTCACCAAGGCTACTTCAATGTGTTCCAATATGAAACTTCTCCACCACGGAGAGGAGATGCCTCTCGTCCTGGAGTATAAGGTTACTTCTCTAGGTGAACTCAGGTTCTACCTGGCACCAAAGTCTGAGGAGTAAGTTCATCGTCCTTCTTGATGACAATCTTCTTACCAAACATGTAGACGTGCCACTCATCTGGCAACTCCTCATTCGCGTCAAATAGATCCCTCATACGGATGTCTTTGACGTTGTGAAAGTCCGACCTCGGTCCCGCGTACCGAAGGAACCGTGCAGTGTCCCACATGATCACCTCACCATCTTCCATTATAGCCTCGACCTTTTGGATCATGATGGGACCCTTCATCCTGGGCTCATCCTCATCCTCGATGATATCATTAACCCTGCGCATAGGATCCCTAGTCACCATGGAATAAGGTGAACCACGATAGGTGTACTCTTGCTCGTAACGAATATTCTCTACACACTCGGGCTTCTTCCTTCTCAAAACATAAATCGCGTCTCTGAAGTCAGGGTAGTAACATGTAACATAGGTATCGCCTGACTTCATCAACGGCCATCCTTCCATAATTCTCTTCCACTCAGACGATGGGAACATACAATCCTTTTTGGTGTTGATATCATAAATCATCTTCAAGGGCATCGTGATTCGGTAATGATCTTCGTTGTACCACCACCCAGCCAACTTGACAAGTAATTTATACATTTAAAGTTATAGTGACATTTTTCTTTAAATGAGTTTGCTCGAGAGGTATAATTTGAAAATAAAGGAATATGAAAATGATCCCTCGACACTTCACGACTACATCACAATGGCGGCACCCTTCATACACAGATATCACGAGGAAAATTGTAGACGCGACATATTTTTGGAATACATGCGTGTCGTGGAAAAAGACATCACGACAGTGACCGATAATGATTTTATTGATAAAAACACCGTAGCCGTAGATAGATGTAAACAGTGTAATTCGGCGAACGTTTATGAAAATGATATTGACGGAGAAATCGTGTGTCAGGACTGTGGTGCATGTGAAAATTACATAGCTACCAGGCTGTCCTATCAAGATGAACAGGACATTTCAAAGAACACTCAGTATTCGTATAAAAGACAGAACCACTTCAATGAGTGGGTGCAACAATTTCAAGGAAAGGAGACAGCCAGTATTCCAGATGAACTGATAGAACAATTGCGTTACGAACTCAAGAAACAGAGGATCGAACAAATTTCCAAGATAACTCACGCCAAGGTGAGGGGTCTCTTGAAAAAGTTGCGTCAAAATAAATACTATGAACACATACCTTACATCGCCAACATATTGACCGGTGTGAGACCTCCTGAAATGCCAGTTGCACTCGAGGAGCGTCTAAGATTAATGTTCAATGAAATACAAGAACCATTTGACCAGGTATGTCCCAAGGATCGCAAGAACTTTCTGAGTTACCCCTATGTTCTCTATAAGTTTTGCGAATTGCTTGGCGAAGATCAGTATCTTCCCTATTTTCCACTTCTGAAGTCCAAAGAGAAACTCACCCAACAGGATGTCATCTGGAAGGACATGTGCAAGATACTCAAGTGGGAATTTATTCAAACCGTATAATAAGTAAGGATGTCGTCCT